TTATAAATCTTTTAAACAATCTATTTTGTTTTCTGGGTATAGATAATTGTAATATAAAAGCAATTCATCTAACTTAAGATTAAAATATTCAAATGAGATAGATACACTAAAACAGTTTTGTTTAAATTCAGCTAATCCATTTAATTCATAGAATGATTTTTCGATCATTTCACCTAATACATGTATATTGATATTTTTTATTTTTGACATGATTATATGACAGTCACAATTAAATGCTCTTATTAAAATAAGGCATAATCTATCAATAAATTTATCTTCAGATTCTTTTAAAAAAGTATAATCTTCATTAAGATAAACATCACACGCAGCCTTTTGACGGATCATTAATTTCTGTCTATCTTGAATTTTTTTTATTTGAAACTTTATACCCTCGGGAATTTCTTCGGTTATTGCTATAGAACTTGGAAAATAACACACCTCAAGCAAATCGTCTTCACTATCTGACATATCCTATATCTCACTATAATATTGATTACTTTTACCAATATTATGTGATCATTTTGCTAATAGCAATAAAAAGCCATCCGAAGATGGCTATGAGTATTGTTTTTTATAAATCAATTAAGATTCTACAGACGTTCTTCCAGAGGGATATTTGGATCACTTTCTTCTATTGGTTTTGGCACTTCTATATCTACCTTAGGTAAAGAGCTTAAACCATATTTGACTGTAAGATATTTTTGCTGCAACGCAGCTAAGGATTGCTCTTTAGTAGCTATATTCAGTAGCTTCATGGAATGAATCAGTCCACCACTATATTTTGAAGCTTCATTTTTATCAATCTCAATTTCTTGTTTTATTGATTGCATTTCGCTTAATAAATGCTCTGCAAGCTCAGGATTAGGATTTGTAACCAACGTTTCGACTTTTACAGCAGCGCCAGATTCAATAGAATTTATCCGTTGTTCAACCAAATTCTTATTTGTTTTTAGAACTTCAAGTCTCGTAGCAATTAATACTTTTATTAATCCGCCACTATATTGCTCATAACTTTCTGTAGCCCCTTTTATATCATCGTTTAACTGTGTTAACTCAATATTTAATGCGGCCACTTTAGCTTTGTCTTCTTCTGATAATTGTTTATTGCATCCACTTAAAAATAGAAGCAATAGACAAACATAAATTGACTGTTTTAACATTCTATTGCCTACTATAATCCATTTTTGATTTTATTTTCATTCTCATTTTTCTTATCTGCTCTATATTTGGTAAATAGCTCAGATTCATAGGTGATAGTTAATTCACCTTTACCTCTTGCTTTACCATCTAGTTGCATTGATAAATGCTCGCCAAAAATTGAGGCATAAAAACCACATCCTTCATATTTTAAACATTCATAGAACTCATCACTATCTTTGTAGATTTTCAATCCTACTTCTTCCATTGATTTTTCAGGTTTACCAAATTTATTTGATAATGCCTCTTTGTATTTAAAATATTCTGCTTTTCCTTTAGTACCATATATGTCCGATTTTATTTGTTCTTTCATAACGATTTTCATCACACCTAAATCTTTATGGACCAATACATAATATTCAGTAAAATCCGGTAATGTTATTGGTGGAGATTTTATAGAGTAAAATGTTGCATTTTCATCAACTTGTACTTTTTGCAAAAAACCGCCTGATTTAGACTTCAATTCTGCTTCAGTCATTCCCCATTTTAATCCAAGTGGTGCATCTGGATATTTTATTTCTGCAAATAGAGATGGGCTCATAAAAAATAATGCTGAAATAAAAATTACTTTCTTCATCTTTCCTGCCTTTTAATTAAAATAATAAAATTCGATAATATCTATTCTATCAAGATAGATCAATTTTTTGTTGAGCAAACGATCCAATACTGCTCTTAAAATAGATTCAGCTAAATGCAGTAAAAGCTTTTTAATTACATTCGTTTTAAATAAAAAAGCACAGATCATTGCTAATTTTTATACCATCAACTTCATTCAAAAATAATTAATAAAGCCGAATTAACTAAAACTATTTTAACTAATCAATTATTACTAATTTTCCAAGTCTCAAATAATTAGCCCCACTGCATATCAAAGCCAAATATCAGCATAGCAAATTTACCACATGACTCCCTTACAGTATCTCTCTGTTTTTGTAGGAGTAATTAACTCAAAGTTATTTCTGCGCATACATTGTTCAAAATGATACTTATTAAAAAATTCGAAGAAAAGAGTATCGGGACCTATTCCTTGATAATGATAAAATGTGTTATTTTGGGGTATATAACGAGCACATGCTTTATGAAGTATATCTGCATTAAGCGGTTTATTTTCGATATTTTCGCCTAAGAGCCGGAGAAAAATCTGGTCCGTTGTTCCTATCAAATTTTTAGATTTTGATCCAAAACGGTATTCAAGATAATTGTGCTGAATCGCAATTGCATTAGGTAAATTTTCCTGAGATATATGCCCACTTGAACACAACTCAGTAAAGATATTTACCATAATTAGTCTTGTATTTTCTGTTTCTTGATTACATTTTTCAAGATCACTTTTTGAAGCTTTCGATTTATTCTTTACAACTGATCGCCAATATTCTTTATCATAATCTGGAAATTCACTGTCAGTATAGCCAAACAAACAGAAATCGCCTCTACTTGAACAGGAGTTCACGCTAATAACCATCAGCGTTAAAATAAAAATTCTTATTAATTTAGCCATTAATTATTTCCTAAATAATTCATGTAAAATAGATTTTATATTAATATTCTCATTTAGGACAATACGTTAACAGCAAAGGTTTAAGTTTTTAGATAAATATTATCTATATATCAACAATATTTTAAAGGTTTATACTAAAAATCACATTGAATGGGTAGAAGTTCCGCACGCTCAAATCGTAATTTAGGTGGGGTAAAACTCTACCTAATTTATTGATATCTTTAATATCTTTTTTAACTCAAATAACTGTTTTTATGCACATGCAAATAAATCATAGTTAATTGATTTATTTAAATATAATCTGAATTAGGACTTAATCTTGACATGGTGGGGGTTAGTGGTTCGAGTCCACCTGGGCGTACCATTCTAAAGCCTTATCCGAAAAGCTTTAGAAAGAATTTATCATAACGACTATTTTTTCTCCATTACAATCCCAGTTACCTACTAAATAATCATTAGTAACTTTATCATCACCACAACCAGTTAAAATAAACCTTATAAATCCAAGCAACACAATCTTTTTCATACCACCTTCGTTGTTTTTTGTTAATAGCATGAAAATTATCATTTTTTTTGCTGACTCTGTATCATTACCGTTTATTACTGATAAAGCACCGGTTTTTTGTGCTCATTTTTTGAAATAGAATCTATTTTTTCTTTCGAGAGTGGTAACATTCTTATTCTTTATCTCAATTCCTTTAATATTATAAATGGATTTGAATGCAGAATAAGATTCCTAATGATTTTTGAAAAGTTCAATCGGCAAACTTCCATGACAGGGAGCAATATTTATGTTAACGCTCCAATCTTGGTCATTAGTTTCATTAGCATAAAGACTTGATGCGATAAAAACAATAAAATGGTGATACATATCCTTTTCATACATTTTTCTATAAATAATTTGGCTTAGTAATACGAAATTTATGAAATTTGCACAATAAAAAACCACCCTAAGATGGTTTATTAGCATATTCGATGATAATAGATGAATTAAATTTTATCTTGAATAGGTAGTCATAACATCACGTCCATTAGTATTTTTGAATGTGTATTGAATATCCACCCACTGATTACCTGATTTGCTTTTAACAAATTGTTTTATAGTTAAAGAGCATCTTGGTGCATCTTTATAGTTACTGTTAAGGTTGTCAAGAAAAACCAAATATTCACCACCTTCAACTGGTGTAAATACTATATTATCGTAGCTACATAAACTTGATCTGTTTTCTCTTCCTGATGTATTAGATAGGTTTGAATACCAATAATGCCAAATACTAGCATTAAATCTAAAATTCTTATTTGCTGGAATATACACATTATATGCAATTTCACTATTATTTGGAGTTGGTATGCCAAAGTTACGATCCTTGTTTTTTTCATCAAATTTTATTTTAGTTTCTGTATTATTGAGATAATTACCTTCTGTTTTACTCATTGAAAAAACACCAAAAATCATTGCAGTACTATTATTAAAATTTTTGGAATAAGTAAAGGTTACTTTTGCGACTTTATCACTAGGAAGAGGCTCAGAATAACTTTCATCTTTATACGCGGTGCAAGATGATATTATAAAAGCAGTACAAATTAACAATAATGGTAAAAATTTTTTCATCTCTATTCCTCAATAGTAAATTTTCCAAATTTGCACAATTATTGTACCATTGATAATTTGCAATTAAGTATAAAAAAATGAAACCAAGCAGATAAACATGATGTAATCAATTGTCGATTATTCACCAAATCAGCGATGGATAATCAACAATTAAGCATTGATTTCCCCCAAAAAATACAATATTATTAAAGAGCATTTAACTTATTGATTTTTATTATGAGAAAGATTTTATTTACCTTAATTGCTTTACCTTTTTTAACCCTCGCTGATGATCAACTTGAGAAAAAAATTGACAGCTGTAAATCGCTGACAGACTCAACACAAAGACTCGCTTGTTATGATAAAATATTCGAGACAAAAACTGAAAGCTCGATAGATAAAAATGCCATGGGCAAATGGTTTGTCCAAGAAGGTGTATCACCAGTTGATGATAGTAAATCTGTAACCATAAGACTAAATGCTGATCGTCCAATAAATGCGCGATATGATTTAATAACACCTCATTTATATATCAGATGTAAAGAGAATAAAACTGAGTTATATGTCGATTTTGATACATTTTTAAGTTCTAATGGTTTAACGCCTGTAACACGTATTGACTCTGAAAAAGCGGTATCGAATAGAAGATGGGATATTTCAAATGATCATAAAGCAATATTCTATCCAAGCACCCGATCAAAAAAGACAAAGGATTTTATTAAGGATTTAATCGGAAAAAATAAATTATTTATTCAAGTCACACCATACGGTGAAACAACAGTAAATACAACATTTACATTAACTGGACTTGATGAAGCAATAAAACCACTAAGGGAAACATGTGGTTGGTAATGGTTTGGAAAACTAAATTCCTCAAAATACCTTACATTACTATTAACACAAATCTTAACATTAAATGTTAAACAAAGATGAAATTGATCCGTTTCGCTTCAAGTAAAAAGATCAATTTCATCATTATGATCATAAATTTTAACTTATAAAAGATCCTTCCTAACCAACAATTGAAAGTGATATCTATTATTCTATTAAAAACTCATTCAAATAAAACAACGATCATAACCTTTTATACACTGATGACGTTATTAATTCATAGTACATTTAAATTAAATATATGAAATTTAGCTTTCGACATTTGGCATATTATACAATCTGTTATTAAGCTTTGCTGATTTGATACCTTCTATGAATTAGTCCTATCACGGTATTTTTGATGTATTATCTCAAAATATTTTCAAATAACTGCAAACAGTTCAGAAAAGTTATCTATTTGGAGTAAATGAAGAGGTTTTTAAGATACATTATCAATGAAAAAATCAGTTCAGATAAGGTTGTATAAAGACGTGTTATTAATTTGGCATGATTAACAAATACGACCCCAGCAGGAATAATTAAAAGAAAATAACAATATGATATTTAATAAATTATTTAATGTTATATGAATTTATACCGTTAAGTATACCGTTAAAGTATTGAAAATGGAATTTATTTGTTTCAATTATTCTAACACTTTTTGCGATCCACTTCCCACAATTTCACTTCAATTCACACTCCAGAAAAATATTAGTTATGATGAATAAAACTAACTAATCTTTCATAACATGATCACAATAAACTACACAAAAACATTTTACATACGTCATTGATCGGTATCGATAATTTTTAATTAATGTTAGAATGACAATACATAAAGAACAAAAAAGTTAGCATGAAGAACAGAATTATTTTTTTAGATTATTTACGATCTCTTTCAATTGTACTAGTTTTTGTCAGTCACATTTTTAAAGATCAATTGCTAAATGTCGCAAACGGGCAATATCATTTGATATTTAGAGTTATTTCTAAATTTATTATTGATAATGGCGGAGAGCTCGGTGTTATTGTTTTTTTTCTCGTGTCTGGTTATATCATAACTAATTCAATTTTACACGAAAACACAAAAACATTTTTGACTAAACGTTTTTTTAGAATTTATCCAGTTTATATTACAGCGATTTTAATGGAAACCGCGTATAATTATATGCAATATGATTATTCCACTCCTTTAAATATATTAATACCTCGTCTAATGTTGCTGGGTGATATATTTAACACGCCAGTAGCTCTTTATGGTGTTGAATGGACACTACGTTGCGAAATTAGTTTTTATTTGTTGATTGCTATTTTTCGGCTTTTAAAAATGATAAATCACACTCATCTATTAGCGATGCTTTATTTAATTATATCAATAACTTTATTTTTACTTCGTCCATTGCCAGTATCAGAATCATTCAATAACGGGAGTTTTTCTCTATTTTTCCCGATTTTGTTTACAGGCTCTCTAATATTTTTGTATGAGATAAAAAAAATAGATTTTTCATTGTTAATATTTGTTAATGCAATAATTATAATTTTATTTGCAATAAATACTGTAAAAATCAGACCAGATAGTTTAAATAGCATGCAAATATTTTACGGGTTAATCATATTTGTGATCACGTGGTTTTTTAGAAAAAATTTTATTAATAATAAAATGATAGAATGGTTTTCAAATTTAACGTATATAATTTATTTATTTCATTTCTGGACGTGGCATATTATATTTGAGTTTACTAGTAAACTATTCAAAAGCGTAAAACTAAGCTATTTAATTTCAACACTGATGTTATTATTGATATGCTATGTAATCAGAAAGGCAATAGAAATACCGGCAATAAATTTCGGGAAAAAATTAATAAAAAAATATAATTCAACAACATAATAAATGACGCAAGCGCGTCATTTATTTAAAACAGGATATCCCTTTTTGTTTGATGTAATTGTAGCGCCCAAGCTCTGTTTTTCAATAAGTTCAGAATAAAAATCGTGAGTTATCTCAACTGCGTCATCTGGTATATTTTTATGCATTACATCTAAATAAAATCCGCCCGTTGATTTACTAAAAAATATTTTCATATTTATTCTCCTATTGCGGTTAAATACAATGCGGGACGCACACGTGGATCATATGACGTTACGGCAACAGTAACTCGTGATAAACTATCAGTAATATTTGCAGACGCACTCAACGTAGCCATCCCGCCCTGGTTTGACATTGTTCCGCATGCAACTGTTACCTGAGCGTTATATGCAGCTCTCAAAAACGAAACAGGCAACACAATAGAATAATATTTGGTATAGTATGTTATGTTACCGATCTCTTGGGCCAAGGATTCACCAACCTCGTTTAACACAACTAACATCCATTGTCTGATAACACCTGTTGGTGAGACCTCAAAACCAACATTTCCGGACTGCAAATAAAAATCAGACATTGCGATCATGTCTGAGTCATTTAGCCGTGGACGTTTTTTAAAATTTAAATCTGAATTTGTTTCATATGATTCATTGGCGATTTTTTTGACTGGTAAGTATTTGTCATCAATAATGGTAGCCCATTTTCCAGTTTCAGTAGATGGTTTTGCGTTATCATTTTCAACTATAGCGGTATACAACACGCCGTTATATTTAATAATTGCATTTACTGGGTAAGTAACCAACTCACTCCATTCTGGCACGCCCTGCTGTAGCAAATACAGCATATTTTTATCAATGCGGTTAAATGCACCATTCATCCATTCCATCGGAGGTTTTGAGCCTGTTTGCTCAATAGTTATCCCCCACCCTCTGCTCACATCTGGGAAGTCATTGACTTCCCCTTTTTTTGCTGAATCTGCAAAAATTAAATAATCTGGTTTTTCTTGAATTTTCATTAATTAATTCCTATTTCTTGAAGTCGCACAAATTTACCTAAATTAAACCCATATGAGTATTTATCATGTAGAAATCCGAATGGTTCATTATTTACTAAAACCAAATAGCGATACATAACGCCTATTGGGCGTACTAAAATATCCATCTTACTAATTGCATATAGCGTTAATGAATTAAGCTGATCGCTATTTACTAACACGTTCATCGTCATATCTTGCGCATCGATGATGTTTCCGTATTCGCCGATAATGAATTTAATTGAATTAACAATGTTTGATATTTCGCCATTTTGGTAGTTTTTTGTTATGCGAGCCTTAATAAGAAAACGATAGTCATTGTCATTTAAAACGACTGATGCATGTAATGCATCACCATTTCTATAAAACTCACCAACATTGAATGAAAGCGCAGTGTCGTCTTCTAACCACCCAAAATACTCTTTGGCAATAGCTGTTGGTAAAACTCTTGACACGCCAACATGTTTACCGACTAAGTCAAGCGCATAACCTTTTGCATCGTCAATATTGAGAATATCTGCTAATTGAACAACATTTTTAAACGTGTTATCGGTTTCTGCGTAGATAGCTCTAATCGTGCCCAAAGCCTTTGGCTTTGTTCGATATTGCCAAATAATAAATTTTTCTCTATTCAATTATCACCTCAACATTGTTTATCTGTGCATATTCTCGATGATCGATATTTGCTATATTTGAGCCATTAACCGTGAGTTCTTTAATATAAAACCCGTCAACTAGGTTAATGCTTGAGATAATGCGTGATGAATAAACATTTTCGCCGATGTCAAAATCAAGATTTTTAAGGTTGCTTTTGATTTGCTCAGTATTGATATCGTTAAATGATTTATAACGACCAATTACCATTGAGACGTTGATATCGACCTTTTTTGGTCTATCGAAATAAACTCTACGCGGTATACCATCTAATAAATAAGAGGATTCAATTTGACCATATAACCCACATCCACCAATTTTCTTTTTAGTAATAACTTCCGCTATTTTTTCATCAGCTCCACCCAAAATAACAGCGTTAAATGAGTGAGCAGGCACACCTTTTTCATCGGTTTTATTCGTATAATTTTCATATACAACGCATTTAGTCACACCTGTTATATTCATTAATGAAGACTGTATACCTTGCCGATCATCGTAGTTATTAATTGAGTGCGATAACATAAACCTTTTTAATAATTGATCATCCGTTTCTTCATCAACGCCACCATAACTTTTAGTATTCGCAGTGACTTTATCTACGCCTATGATTATTGTACTTGGCGTGAACTCGTCCATTGCATTAACAGTGTAATTACCGAGTTCTAACGACCTGAATTTGACGCGAGCGCTACCTAAATTGTTCAATGTTATTGATTCTGTCGTAACCCATTTATTTTTGTTTTTATCTATGTAAATAGAATTATTTGGTATTGTCGTTTTTGCTGAGCCCGTGAAAATTACTTCATCAATATAAGAATATGACGCAGTAATTCGGGTTATTCCTGCGTACATTGCTCGCTGTTCCAGCCAATGCCCAGTTGCTTGGTACGGGTCTAACATTTGCACCATAAAAGAAACAGCTTGATGTATGTTTGCAAGCTCTTGTGAAAATAACCCTAATAATTGACCGTCAGGCGTATCGCTATCGAGATTGACATCATCACCGTATATCGATTTAAATGCGGAAACTAATCGATTTTGAATAGTGTATAAGTCATCAATTTCGATACCTTTATCTGTTATCTGTAACATTAAATGATGCCTCGTTAGTTTTATTGAATTTATCGGTGTATGTGATTTGAATTAGAAATTTGCGGTTATCGGTATCTAATAAAATGTCGAAACTATCGATATTTACAACTCCATCAACTTTAAAAACTTCTGTTCTTACATCAATTTCTAATTGTTTTGTGTTAGGATTTTTAGTTAGATAATCAAACCATGCGATGCCGTCCTCACGATTTAAAAACCAGTCTCTTTTTAGTGCTAATAATTTGGTTTTCACGCATTGCGCTATTGCATTAGAACAATCTAAATAGTTGCCCAAACCATGACCAAAAGTCCAATCGTGATTGTTATCTAAGCCTCTAACTATCATGTCGGTGCTCCTGTTTTTTCATTGCCGCTTTTTACATCTGTGTGCGTATGCGTATTCAAATCAATACCTTTATTGGTTTTAACCTCCTGAGCCGTTATCGTGCCAGAGCTATTTGTATTACCATCTGTTTGATTGTAGCTTCCGATTTGATTCATATTGCCCTCATGCTCAATGTTCCCTTTTATATAGATTGTTCCATTTGTAAGCCTTATATGTGTCGATCCGTCGTCAGTTTGCATCGAAAGGCCATCATGATAAAAATCAGGTATTTTGTTTGGCACACTATTGCAACCGACAATAAAAAAACCATCGCTTAAGTCGTTAATTCGATTATCAAGCGGTTTTGATGCATTACCCGATGCAAACCAACCATCTATACAACGACTCGAAAAGATAACAAGCCCCTCATCACCCGCTGTTATAGGTACGGTAATGCAAAAACCACCCGCATGTGGAAACTGAGCAGGAACATCTACCAACGGTGGGATCGTTATTTCTTGCCCGTTTGCCATTACTCGATTAACCATCACTTGACAGCTAACAGTATGCCCATCAAATGCAATAACTTTAGCTGGTAGCGCAGTGTATACATTCGATTGAGCGCGCTTTATTTGATTTTCAATTGCTTGAAATAGTGAATCTGTCATAATTTACCTAATCAAAAAATATTGATTTATGTGTATATGTGTGTATAATTATTTTCAGGTTAGGAGGTAAACATGAAATCAACTGACCTGATAAAGGAGCTTACTAATGCAGGGTGTGTTCTGAAACGAGTTAGAGGTAGTCATCATATGTTTTACTCACCAATAACTAATAAAACGTTTCCAGTGCCTCATCCAAAATCGGATTTACCGATTGGCACAGTAAGATCAATCAAAAAATCGGCGGGCCTTTTATAGCCCGCCATCTTTGGAGGTATTATGTTTTTTACTCTTGGCATTGAAACACCGAGCGATAGCGACACAGCTTACGGCATTGTCGTGCCTGCGTTATGTGATAATAAATATAGTTGTTATTCTGCTGCCGACAAAGAAAGCGATATCCCAGCAATGGCAACAGAAGCTATCTTGTTAACTGTGCAAGATATGATTGAATCAGGCGATTATGATGTCAAAGATATTCATAATGATCATGTCTCGTATAAAAATAACGATGAGTACGCTCATTGCGATACGTGGGTCATTATTGATGTTGATTTGTCATCATTTGTTGGTAAACAAAAAAGAATTAACATCACATTGCCAGATATTCTTATCGATAGAATAGATAACGCAGTTAAAGCACCAAATTCTTTTTATAAAGATCGAAGTAATTTTTTGGCAGAAGCGGCTATTAATGAATTAGCGTCACAAAATAGAGCGCGTTGATGAATTTTAGTTGTTAATCCATCATTTTCTGGTTTATCCCTGTATACAGGGAACACATTGCACTTGTGATTATTATAGAGGGCGTCTTCTTGCTGATATCAAGATTGAATAAAGCCCTTTCGGGCTTTATTATGGTTTCGGCATTGATATTTCTTGGTTTTCTTTTGTAAAGCCTTCTTTTATAAACTTTGTTATCTCATTAAAATCTGCTTTATTTTTTAGTAGTTCACTAACTGTTTTGTATTTATACAGTACGTTAGGTTTTTGAGTATCAAACTTACACAGCCCCAAATAAATAGCTTCGAACTTATTTGACGGTTTGTCGTTTACTTCTAATTTATTAATATTTTCTATCGTTACTTCAATAAACTTTTGAAAATAACTATCAGCAGTCACACAATTTTTTAATGTTGGAAACATAACATTATTTTTCGTGCCAACACAGATCATATCAATTTTGTTACCTTTATTGATATTCATTGCGTCATCTTTATTTTTTAGCTCAAGAGACACATATTCAAATTGATTTTTACCGTTCGCAACAATATAAGGATCGCCTGACAAATCAGTTTTTACGCCCGAAGCAACTGTTTTAATATTAATTAATTTTCCATTATATGTTTTTTCATATTTATACTGATTGTTACTGTATTCACTAATTAATTGTGATGCTGTAACTCTGCGAATTGTCTCATCAATTAACGAATCACCCCCATCACGAAAGATTGATATATCATCTTTAATCAAGAGTTCTGTGAGTCTTTTTGCATTATCATTGGCTGACACATTAAAACCAATTAACATTAATAGCGAGACAGCGATTATCTTTTTCATTTATTATTTCCCATTCATAAAGACGACAAAATAACAAATTAATCATACTTTTTCAAACTTTCCGCCAACACAAACTAGCTTGCTGTGCCAGTTTGTACCGTATAAATCGCCGTTATGCTCAATCGATTTGACTTTATAATCGCCGTTATACTCGGTGAGTTTTGACTCAATACGAACAAGCGAACCAATTCTATAATGCGGATTGCATAGCGTTGTAACTTCTAGCCCCTCATTAGATTTTTTAGGACTACCAATCATCCCTGTGCTTCTAGAAATAACCCAGCCCTCGTTATTTGCTAACGCTTTATTTTTGGGGATAACAACTAGCTGATCATCTTGTATAGACCAGTCCGCATTATTGTTAATAGCGATTTTATGCATAGCCTCGCGTGTGTCGCACATAAGCACCTTGCCACGAGGCAGAGCCCTATCATTTGGCAAATTAATAGCGCCCTTTTGAACACCAAAACTGCTCACAGCTTCATTTAAAAAGTCGCTATCTTTTTGCCCTTTTTGCATCGTTTTAATAATGGTTTTTTCGGTATAGGCTCGATGTCCATCACCACAACGCATTGTTGTGATGATATCCTGCCCTGTCAGTTTATTTTCAACTGTCAAAATATCACCACAAAATATCAATCTTAATACATCTTCTTTATAGCAGACTGATAACTCTAAAAAATGATATTGTTTACTCGTAATGAGGTTACGATTTGACGCATTGAGATTATAGACTGATATTTCGGCAGTATTTGGCTCTGAAGATAGTGTTTTTTTGATAGAAAACGTAACTCTAAGATTATTAATAACAATGCTTTCTTTACGATTACCTATTTTAAGCTCTAAAACCCTGCCGAATTGCCTCACGATATTCGTCCTTAGTCATGATTAATAATTGCATACGATTTTCTAAATCGTCTTTAGATATTGCATTAATTCCAAGCTTTGACTTGTCATCTAATACCAACACGAAAGGTAAATTGAACTCAATTAAAGATGGACTACCGACTGATAGCCCCTTGTTTTTTGTTATATACTCGTCATTATTGATATCAAATAAATCAAATTGATATCCTGTTGATATTGCGTTATATCTCAACGTTAATCGCAAATTCATATCGTATAATGAAAATGATTGCTCTAACACATCATCTGTTGTTGTTTGTATTATAAACATATCACCCCACAATCTTATCAATAGCCGATTTTCTTTTTTCGGCCGCTTTTGGTTGAGTTTTACCAAGATTTCTTGTTTTTGGTTTAGGCACATTCAAACCGCTCGCTGTCTGGGTATCTACAATGAAAATTTCACGAAACGTTAATACAAATTCACCGCTTGTGTTTTGCTTTTGAGTCAGCCCAACAGATGTCAAAATCATGTTTTTATACTGCCGTGTATTTGTTTGTAGCGTTACAGGCTCACCACTTCGCTGTACAGCTAACAATTTTTCATGAGCATCAGCGATACGGTCTGATGATAAACTATTTAAAAGTGGAGATTGATAATCAGGTAGAAAATCAGCTATAACTTGGTTCACAGCTTTAGCGCCAGCTCTAAAGTGTGATGCAAAACGATTTACCATACTCTCCGCCTGAGCTGTTATGGTTTTAATCGGCATTGGTAGCGGATAATCTGAAAAATTAAAACCCAATAAATTGTCAAATGAAAATGTATTGGTTTCATATCCAACAACTAAACCATAAACAGTCACCTCTTTAGGGTCTAATACCGCATGGTCTGCAATATTAGCCCCGTTTTCGATCGGGTTTTCAGTTACCCTCAGCTTTGATGCATGTTGTTCTACGGTGTTAATATCAAGATTAAAAGTAAAATTATCACTGATTATCAAACCGCTGTCTTTTGATGATTTATTTAATATAGATTGAAACATTAGTTAGACCCCAAAGCTGTTTTTGTGTTATCTGCTAAATTGCGTATCTCTTTCTTAGAAACTTTATTCAATCTATCAAAACCATCTTGTGGAGTCGTGACGTTCATTGTGTTATTTATAGTTACTGCATTGTTATTGTTTACATTTTTATTAGATGGTGTAAGTTTACTAAATTTTGCATTGTCCGTGCTAAGCTTGGCTCGAACTAATCGCTTGGTCGTGACTTCAACCTCGTTATTATCGTCACCACCTATTCCTAACCATGATAATGCGCTCTTTATTTTGCTTTTAATTGAATTAATAAATCCATAAAATTTGTCCTTTATCCACCCCATAGCCTTTTTAAACGGCGCTGTAATTGACTCATGAATTTTTAAAAATGTTTTAGCAAAATTTTGCGTAGTTTTGTTAGTATCATCATTCCAAGAGCTAAATAACCCCTTAACAAACTTCCACGCAGACTTAAACGGCCATGTGATGAAATCCCATATTGCCCACAACGTTTTACCTATCTTGTCAGTTGTCGAGGTAGTGTCATCTTCCCAAATGTCAAATAAATCGTTGACAAATTCCCAAGCGGCTTTGAATGGGGCAGTAATAAAATTCCATATAGCCTTGAAAGTTTCACCAATGGCGTTAACAACATCACCGGCATCAATGCCAAGCCAATCCATTATCGCGCAGATAGCGTTGTATGCCATTCTGAAAGGAAACGTAAGCACATCAATAATAAAATTGAAAATTTTACCGATTCTATCAACCGTTTTACTTGCTTCACCTTCGGACATGCCGAAAAACATTAGTATGTTTTGGAGTGCAGTTGACAATAACGACTTAATACCCGATATTAGCGATTTAAAACCGCCTACTATTGAATCAAATAAGCTTTTTGATAATGATTTTATTTTTTTTGTATCGCCAGACCACAGCGCCTTAAGAAATTCCCAAAATGTTTTTGCAAATTCCCATGCCGCCTTGGCCCCATCAATAAATGGTTGCCAGTATTCACCGAAGAGGCTTTCACCGCCTTCCATATAGACCATCAAGTCATCAATGAGTAATAATAAGCCTGCAATTAAACCTATTACTATGCCTATTGGACTAAACAGCAATGCAGCATTAAACGCTGCCCATACCACACCAAGCGCAATAATTGCATTTTTCCATCCGATTGTGCTTGAGACAATTTTATCAGTGAATTTAATGAAATTAACGACAACCTGAACAACCATCCCTACGGCCTGTATGACTTTTGTAATGCCGTTAGCAATAAGTTCTTTATTTATTGTTAACCAGTTTCTAAATCCACCGATTAAATTCGTTAGCGCAGGCGCAAGATTTAGTGCAATTTTAGTTTTGATACTATCGAGTGCAAGCCCCGTCTTGCTCATTTCTCGTTTATAAAGCTCGGCTTGTTTAAGTTCCTTTTGTGAGATTTTGAACAGTGCGCTTTTTTTTGTTGCCAGCTCTTTTGCTTTATCCATTGCATTATTAAATGCGCTAACAATTTTTTTACCATACAAGACGGCGATCGCAATTAAACCAGCAATACCAATTTTCAACTTGCTAATTTTAGATTTAGTTTTATCTACCGCTTTACCCGCCTCCGATGTTGATTTTTTTGTCTCACGGATCGCTTTATTTGTGTCTTTTTGTATGCTATTTGCTGTATCAGAAAGCCGATTAGCGCCTGATTGCAAATTATTAACTATCTTTGCAATTTCACCAGCTTTTGAGGCGTCAACGCCAATTTTTATCAAAAATTCTTCTAAAACCATTATTGCGCCTCGTGCTGTTGTTTTTCGGCTAGTTTAATTTCAGCTATCACATTATGCATATCAATAACATCATCAAGAGAGTAGACGGTCCGAAGTTCGTGGAGCGTTGCATATCTATTTACGATAACGCCCCACACAAACCAGTCTACATCACTGTCTCCGCCACCGTCTCCAAGCTGGCTGTACTTAGCTTGGATGCAATCCCATTTGGTAAAAAACCCAAAAAATGAAATTTTAAGCCCTCAACTATCACTTGATAGTAATGGCTTCGATGTGTATTGAAAAATTCGCCCGCTTCTTGTGGCTTTTGAAACAAAATTTTCTTACCGTTTTCATCGACAGCAGTAACATAATCAAGGATAAATTTTTCTATTTCTGCAAATTGTTCAGAGCCAATATTTGATGCTAGTTGTCCGATATCAAAACCTGATTTATTACCTTCAAATGAAAAACAGCCCTGAAGTAGAGCTGTTAATTTTTTTAGATATTTATTTGATTTGAAAAAATCAGCTTGCGTGAATGTGTAAACCACATCATCAATAGTAAAATCTGTGCTTTGCATTATAAACCACCTTTAATGTCAAATTCTGCTTTAGTTGCTTTAAATGTCCATGTTACGCCGTTGTGTGACGTTCCGCGCGCGTGCGTTGGTGGTGTTGTAAACCAGCAACCAGTAAGTAAAAATTCATCACCATTGCGCAAATCTCTGTATGTAATTAATTTGCCCGTCGCTGTTGTCGAGTTATTAATTTGAGCATTGCGCAACTGATTTAATTTCTGATTAGTCTCAGAATGCTGTAACGTTTTAATAGTAACAGTTGCGCCACGATTGCAAGAATGAACAAACACCCCTTTTCCGTTGACGCCATACGTGATATCGCCGTCGTCGCCAATCGGTGCGATACTAATAGCATCCTGCGCATTCTCGTAGCCTGTAATTTCCGTGCCGTCGATAGTCAAAACGGCATCTTCTAAAGAAAATGATTTAGTCATGTAAACCTCTATCGATTAAATTGAACAATGATATCGACGCTGTGACCCGCACCAGCTAATTTAAGTGCGCAGTTAATTGGCATCATCTTGCGGGCTTCGCGATCTGCTGTATCTTGCATATCAAATGAATCAGAATAGAAGTAATAGCCATTGATTTGGTCGCCATATGACAGTTCGCCTAAGTCACCCAATGTCCATTTACCCAATCCTAAGAAGCCGTTATTAATAAATTGCTCGCCAACCACTTTGATTGAACTGATTAAAATTTGCTGACCTCGGTCGGTTTGCGGGATTTTAGTCGGTTGCCCCTGTAATGTATTGAAAGCTTGAACCTGAACTGCGTTAATAAAAGCATCCAAGCCTGTCGTTTCATCAATAAACGTACCGCCAAGCATAACGCCCTCGGCCAGCATGTTTACACCTGCATAATCGGTGTAGTAATTAATACCTAGACGTCGGCATTTTGTGGCTTCGTTAATTGTGATTTTATCATCTGATGTAACACTAACTTCCTGCTTGAATTTAACAGTTTTAGCAGTATTAACACCAGTCCAAACGGTAGTTAAGGCAATCCCCATAAGTTCGGCTGCTGCATGTGTATTACCCTTGTTGTTATACTGAACCATCAGACGACCGCTGTTACGTTTTGATAGTGTTTTAAGCACGTTTGTATCAGTATATTCAATGTTAGCTGGCCGTGTTTCTGTGTACGCCATGACTTTTGCATTTTCAACGCCTTGAGCCACCACCCAGTCGTGGGCTTCAACTAATTCAGCGTCAGTGATCGTATTAGCAAAATAAACGCCGTACCAATTCTGGTATTGATTTTGCAACTTGCTCAGTGCTTCGGCAGGTGTTTCTTTGTTGTAAGTTATTGCGTCTTCACCGTTGATTAGTGTACCTCTACCATCAATTAGATTAGTCATACTACCGATATATGTACCGTCTAATTGCGCATCAAACACATAACCAAAATTAGCGCCTTTACCTTCTGTCTCAGATGATAAAATAAATCGACTACCGACTAAGTCATAAATAAATTTAACGCCAATATCGGCTAGTTTTGTATTAATGACATTTGCTACATCTTGCATACTTGAAACAGTAGAGAAATCAAGCTCTTTAACATCGATTTTTGCATCACCAAAATAAAATGTTAGGTAACCATCGGTGATATTTTTAAACTGAATGTATGAAACAGCTAATGCTGAACCGTTAATTTTTGAATTGATTGCGGGAGCTGTAAATCCATTTTGCATATATTTAGCAATGATTGCCGTTTTTGGTTTTGGCCGTGCTGAAAATAACGCAGATGCCGCACGATACACATCTGAATTAGTGCCGAACAATGACGCTACACTGTTGGCATCTGTTACAACAATATATCGTGTATCTGGATTAGTAAACTCGTCGCACATTTCGTGAGTGAAAATAGCAACCACGCTTAAATCACGTTTTTGTGCCCCGCGAGGCGATTGTTGTAGTGTTACATCTACAACTTGACTGATTGGTAAACTCATTATTACCCTCTTTCTATGTTGAATTTTACTGTATCGCCACGGTTTACTGGAGCCTTGACGATTGGATTAATTGAAAATGTAAGATCGACCTGCGCGCGTTGTTCTTTACCACCTGCGATAGTCGTTGGTAGACTACGAATTTGCGAGCATTTTAGATATCCCATACCTAAACGCCTTAGCCTTTGCCAAACTACTGTTAATCGCATTGATTCAGTCAGTTTGCACAACATATCGTAGGCATTTTTACCGTATGCGTTGATTGAGATAGTTACCTCTCTAAGAGTTGACGCTATTTCTTCTTCAGCACCTTTAAATTTAATTTCAGTACCGATATCCGACTGATACGCATTTAGTACCGTGATAAATTTATTCAGCTTTGAAACGTCCTGCATATCGTTAGCATCAAACACCAAGGATTCAGGTAACGTCAAAACCTCCGCTATCATGCGCCTGACTTCCGTCATATCGAGTCGCAAGACAGTCGTAATAGCCATAATCACTCCATATTGATTCTGAAATTATGCGAAATCTCATGCCGTGATGCTGAAACATCATGCCGTTAGTGAGTTTTGCACGAGAAAATACCCGTACCGTTGGGTTATATCTGTCGCCCTCAGGTAATATTTGCAAATCATCATTGCTGGCAGGTTGAATAATGCATGTAATGCTACCCTGTGACTCAAAATTAACTTTGGTTGCAAAAAACGGATCGCTTAAAAATTGTGATATCAATTCACGCTTCATTTTTCCCTGACCTCGTAAGTTATTGATGCTCTTAGTTGCCCAGTGTCGATAAGAGGTTTATCAGCATCTTTGGCTCGCTTCTTTTTCTTATTTTTAACTGGAGTCAACTTTCTTTTTAATGTTTCAGGGGTGTTAGATTGAAATTCTCCATCAGTGATTTTTTCAATAATTTTTCCTTGAAGATAAGCCCCCACTTTAGAAAGAGCATTTTTAGGCGTTATTTGTCCAGATAAGCATTCTGTTACCATAACATTAGTTAATTGATTTAGGTTTTCAGCTTCTTCTGATGCAGTAGAGCGCATAAATGAACGCTCAGGTATGCCTTTTTCAGGTACACCAAACTCATGAATAACTCCAAGCTCAGCATTGGTTATATCCGTGCTAGTGTCTTCTTCTGAGCTTTTACGTGGCTTTCCGTCACTTGGTATACCAACAACTAACTGCATACGGTTTAACTGCTCAGCTCGCTTCATAACCTTTTTTAGTCGTTTTACGATTTCTAATTCACTCATCCAACAACCCCGATAGGTGTTATTAAACGGCGTAAACGTAGATACTCTTGACCGTAAGAAGTTGAAGTTAAATCATAGTCGCTAGGATTGCCTGATGATGTGTTTTGTGATGTGTAGCTAAGAGATAAACTTCCCGCTGATTTACTCGATACTGATTTAAAGTTTTCGCCATTATTGAAAATAACGTTATCGTCTAAATCCCGATTTAAAAAGCCTTTAACAGCCAATCTGTGCGCAGTGTAAGCAAACAAGCCGAGGTCGTATAATTTGCCCCATGCTTTTTTACATACGACTAGCGCACTACTATCTAAGAAATGCTTGATTGTGCTGTCATCGACTTTTGAAAATTCGGGGTATTCGTCACGAAAGCTCATAAATACCCCTATTTATTAGGATTTATAATCTACATACTGCGCAGATTTAGGCTCTTTCCACATTACGCCAGTAAATGCTGAGCGGTAGCCACTTTGATATGAGAGTAAATCTTTTCGCATTACATCTAAGATTTCTGGCATGTGTACTTTCATTTCAAGATAATCTTCATCAGGCGTATAGATTACTAAGCGTGATTTGTTTTTGTTAATGTTTTTTGCGTATCCTGCTGGAATTTTAACAAAGTTGACATTAAAGCTATCATTTTGTGACGCTTTACGTAACGCAGCCATGACACGATCCATTGCTGCAATCGGTAATAAATCCGTGCCGACAATTTGTGGGTTTGGGTCGAATTTCTGCATTGCTGTCATGAAATCTTTTGCATCAATTGCAATATTTGTAGGCTGAATAGCATAGTCGGAACGAGACCAAACGTTATCATATGCATCAAGAATCATTTTAACAAACTCATCAGATGACATTTCTTTCAATGTTTTACCTGACGCCTCGTTATAAACTTCAACCTGCTTCCCAGTTAACAGCCCTTCTTGACCGGGCTTTTGTTCATGCCCAACATAACCAGCATACTGAATTGTTGCTACAGCATTCGCGTACAAATCGTTTTGCTTTTTAGCTGGTAAATTGATACCTAGCTTTTGAGCTTTCTCAATTTCTTGTTGTGTGTATACAAGCCCTTTAGCCCACTGAACAACTGGTGATTTTTTCGCTTCAATGGTACTATCGATTGTTTCAAGCGATGTTGTTTTGATACCAATCACACCATTTTTAACAGAACCACGAACCTCCGTTACACCGTATTCCCATTCTTCCGTTGCAAAATCAAGACCTTCTGTAACAGGTACCGCTTGACCGATATTAATTTCTGGTAATTCTTTTTCTTGTAACTGTTTATCACGCTCTAACAGTTGTTCTGTGATAACGTCACTATAATCTACATTTTCATATGCCATTATGCTTTAGCTCCTCTGGTTCCTGCTTTTACCGATTGAAAATAACCTAATGTAATTGCCGCACAGTGATTACCTTTGCTTACGCGTTCAACCCAGTAGCCTAAATCGATATTGTTTTCTGCCACATTTGTGATTTTTCCTGCATCGTCGCCAGTTGGAACGATATAAACACGCTCACCACGCTTCAACTCGATATCATTTACTGCTAGTGCAACAACAGAATCGCCATGAGAGAAGTGTCCGATGTTGATTTGACGATTATTTGGGTGTTTGTCACCGTAAATATCTCGAACAATAATTCCGTGGATTAAATCATTTGCAGATTCGATTGCTTTAATGCCTCCCTCAGCGTTTACTGCCACGAAAGTACCGCACAATAAATCTTTGCCAGTTAAATTTTCTTCACCCCAGACTTTACTGTCTGAACTTGATACACGGTGAATAGAACCAGGTTGCATTGTCCCTTGTTCAGAATCCCAACTTGTAAAACTGTAACCCATATTATTTACCTCCTAATCGCGCACTGGCTGATTTTGTTTGAGCGGCTTTGCTGTCATTAAGCAAGCTTGAAACAACCCTGTTCTTCTTCGTGCTTGTTGCTACTAAACCAGCATAAGCCGCGCGAATTTCAGCATCTGTTAATTTTGATGCTTGGTCTTTTGTGTAAATACCATGATCCACTAACACACCGACACGAACATCACGACCGCTTTTAGCGTCATTTAGTTTAACTTTTGGGAATCTGACTTTGGCGTCATTCATCACGCTTTCCTTGTCTTTTTCAGCCTCCAGCTCTTCAACTCGTGCTTTCAATTCATCACGTTCTTTTTTGACCTGTTCAAGTTCTACTGTTAACGATGCTATTTGTGCATCTTTATCATCTTCACCTGTTGCTGGTTCTTCATCGTTCAAAGTCTCAAGCTTTGCTTTTAGCTCATCGATTTGTTTTTGAAGTTCGTCAGCTTTTGCTTTTGACTCTTCATCCTCTTTACCTTGAACTTCTTCAAGTTGTTTTGTGAGTTCATCAATCATTTTATTGATTTCCTCTTTTGACAACTCCCCCTCGGCATCATTTAGACGTTTACGAAACGAATCGATCAATGCGAGTAATTTATTTTTTTTAGGCATTAAATTTGCTCCTATTTTGGGTTTACTATCGTTTAATCTGCAATCTGAGCCAGCGCGCCCCTCAGCAACGATAGCAACATGATTGACTTTGATATTTTTGTGATAAAACTTTCCGTTTTCTTCTTGAATATCCGCAGGCTCGTAGCCGACAGATAATTCGCGAATATCTTTGTTTTTGAGTAATTCAATTGCAGACGCATCTTGAATAAATGCATCACATACAATATAATTGCCTTCTGCTCTCGGATTTTGAACATGGCCAACCGTTTTATTTTTCCAGTCTTTAGCATCAACTGATTTTTTATCAGGATGTGTAATTGTGATCGGCATACCGTCAATTGATTTAAGCGTGTCAGGCTTGCTAAGCTCCTCAATTGTGCGGTTAACATCAACAAGCCTATTTGCTCTACTGTCTGTTAATCCAATTTCATGCCCGTAATACTGTAAAACCGTTCCCTTGGTGATTTTAGCGGTTGTTTTTAAGTAGCCTTGTGGCGTTATTTCCCAAGCCATAAAACCTCTCTATGTTTTATTTGGGCGCAAATAGCCCTACTCAGTTAAGAGCATTCAGTTAGTAATTTTGTTAGAATTTAATGTATGGAATCGCTAAACATCGGCACTGAAAGTCTTCGCCACATTTACCAATGAATCCGCCTATTGATTTGCGTTTTTTCCAAGTTTTACCCTCGTCATCTGAGTAGACTGTAGGGTCTGAATATTTGCACAGCATGTTATTTAAAACTAAATGCGATTCGCGTTCTCGTGCGTCACCTGTCCCTTTCCATTTGTAAATGTCGAAACCTAGCTTTTTATTACGCTCTTCTTCAAAATCAGCGTTAATTTTAGCTGTTTGATCTCTTGCAATGAGTTTTGCACGTGAGTATGAAACATTACCTCTTGCACGAATTTCATTGATTAGCTCGCCATGCCTAAAGCCCTTTTTATAGTTTGTGAAAACGTTCGAGCCGATGTCGTTGATAAAGTCATTTTTGATTGATGTTATAAGCTCAACGTTTTGTTGAATAGCCACCGCCATCGTATCACCCAACATCTCTTTTTCAATGATGCCACTTAAATCAATATCAAACGCATTTTTGAAATTGCGCGTAAACTGTGTTTTGTTCTGATAGTGAACCTTGTTAGCGAATCGAGTGGCTAACAAGGTGGCTTTTTCCTCAATGCGCTCACCAGCAATTGACGCCAAAACTTCAATTAACGAGTTAATGTAATTATCATCACTAATCGCTACAGCATCGACGAGATTTTTTTTACTGAGCGCAGTAGTTATCCGATTTACCATTGCTTTGATAAAATCGGCTAATGCTTCACGATAATAAACCTCAGCACGCTTACTCGGTGTTGTTGGAGGTAAGAATCTATCACGCCCCGACAGCGAACTCTTCAGTAGAGAATAAATCCCCATCTCTGAAATCCTCTTCTGTGGTGTTAATTAGAAGTTTGCGAGCAATTAGCTCTGTTTGAGCAACTTTATCAGAAATGATATTAGCGGTAACTAAAGCGGAAAGAGCGCTCGCGAATTGACCGACTCTAGCTGCTTCTTTGTCTTCGTTAACCACTTTTATCGAAGGATATTCAAACGTTAATCCGTGATTAGGCATCATTTTATCGAGAATAAATTTATCGATAAATTCTTGTGCGGGTCGTAATCGATTTTCTTGCAGTGCGTTGATTGTGCCGTGATATGATTCTAAATCTTCCTCACCGGTTGAAAATCCGCTCGCAGATAGCCCAAATAACACTGTAATCGGTCTATCTAATGCGCCAGCGGTAACCGTAATTAACTTAGTTAGAACTTCCGACAACCCAGCGTATGTAGCTGTTTTTTGCTCCCAACGACCTTGCGCTTCACTATTACCCGCATCTAACGCAATAGCATTCATTGACGATTTCGTATGATTGATTAGATTGATGAACTTTCTAATATCATTCTCTTTGCCTTGTGCTACTTTGGCTATCAAATCAGGGATAAACAGCACATCAACATTACTATCCTGAATAATGTCGCCAATACACGTAATCGTTGTATCGAACAAACGAATAGCATTATATTTATTTTGTAAATCAGATGTGCCAAATTGATTTCTATCTGTCAGTTTTGATTTACCTAACTTTAATCTGTGACAGCGTGAATGATGCACCTTATCATTTTTACCGATTGTGTAGTAAGTTGGCTTGCCAAAATTCGCAGATTTTAAATCATCATCGATATTACTGTCAGGGTTAAACTCACCTTTAGTTAACACAATGAAACGTTGAATATCTTCGTCATCCGATAGCGGTTGCGACAAATCATCAGTATCAGTAATAGCGACAATTAACGCATCACCGAGCAATGAGCTAAACGCCAAAAATTTCTCTTTTATCTCGTTTAGCTTTAATCGATTTTCTTTCTCGATAACGAGTTTTAGCAGGTTTTCATCATAATCACCGCTAAACACTCTCGGCAATTTGAGCATGTCATCTGCTGTTTTGTCGATATATTTACCCGTTAGCCACGAACTGCTATACATATTCAATAATTGCCTGTCAGATATTTTCTTATTCGAATATCTCACTGAATCATTTTTGTTACCAAGTGATGTGTACAGGCTTTCTAATGAATCCGTAAGATAGTTAATTTTTGTCATAAAACATCCAAGATTGATAATTTGTTTTTAATGTAACCGTCTAATGAGTACCTGACAGCATCCCAGCAATGATTGTTTGCATCAGCAATAATTGGCAAAACTTCACCCGTGACGCGATCAATTTTATAACTATATAATCGCGCCTCTTCTGCTGTATGCTTGCATCTAGGGTGGATGATGATTTGTTTAAATCCACGCAGAAATGCGATACCGTCCTCAACGCTGCCTTGCCATTTTTTTGCCGCTGAGATATTAAAACCCTTGCGCTTGATATGACTGATAGTTTCAGGTCGCGAGCAGTCGCCTTTAATCGGCCATTTTCTTGATTCGGGGACTGAATCATAAAAGACTGACATCTCGTCGAGCTCAATATTAACGCCGTATGCTTCGTATTCAATATACAAACAATCATTTAGAATAAATGAGCGGATTAATGTGTTCGGGTCATTAGCAAATCCAAAATCTGCACCAAATAATAAGCGATCAGCCTGTTTGTGCAGATTGTTATTGAATTCTTCAACAACATATCGACCACTTAAGACTTGTTTATCAGAGTTTTCGAGATAAGCCCCCTCCCAAATCCAAGCGTATGATGCATAATCCAATCTAGCCAAGTCGTTTAATCGTTCTTGCTCCAAAACATCGGGAAAAAATGGGTTATCGCTATAATTTAGTTCAACAATAATTGAATTTTCAGGTGGTGTTTTTCTGAATCGTTTATCTGTTGGGCTTCCATCTATCTCAGGGTTCCATGTTACCCATATTTCGGAATTTTCCTCACGAACGGTAGGAGTTAGTTTTTTCCATGCTATTTCGGATACGTTTTCCGCTTCATCGACCCAACATAGCAATATGCGCGCTTTTGATTTAATGCTATCAAGATTATGACGTAGACCACAAAATACATAGCTAACTAATCCGTTTTTAGTTCTGATATAGTTCTGCCCAATATCGTAGCAATCTTTTAACCAGTCAATAGAGCGGATAGCTTGTTTAACTTCTTCCATTGATGAGTCAGCTAATGAATTCATAAACTCACGAGCGCAAAGTATTACGCCGCTTTTCCCTTCTTCTGCAAATTGATAACCTTTAACCGCTGTCATTAATGCAAATGAACGGGTTTTAGCACTACCTCGACCACCATGTGCGCCACGATACCTGACATTTTCAGCTACAAACACAGATATCAATTTTTCAGGTAACTGGATTTGTGCTGTTGTCATAGTATTTACTCTTTAGGCGTGACTAACTCTATTCGCGTTGGTTTTGGTGACATTGTGCCGTCGGATGATTGGTGATCTATTTCTTGTTTTTCGCTATAGCCGTGATTAGATAGCATCAGCTTTGTAATGGTTGGATTAAATGAACTAGCTAATCCGCCGTTTATAAGTTTATTTTCTTGTAACGTCTTGATTGCTTCTAACGTGTCGGAAAAATCTTTGTTTTGTTTTGCGTATTCATACATTGATGACTTATGCTTACCAAGATAGCAAGCAAGACCTGCAACGCTTGGAACTACATCGCCAAATGTTTCATAGTCCCCAAGCAAATACTCCTTAGCCTTGACTAAACATTCGGCTAATTCACTTGGGCGACCTATTTTTTTCTTTTCGCCCTTTACCATACTTATTCCTTATGCTGCTAAATGATTAACTCGTAGCCCTGTGCTAATCAATTGGTAATTAAATTTAAGTTGATGTTTATCTTCCCAAGCTTGAATTCGTGACTTGATATTCTTTTTAGCTGCTTTCCTAATATTCATTGCTGAAGATCCTTTGCTCGCTGCTACAAAGGTAACTGAATCTAATTTAGCTATTTCATGGGCTTCTAACTCGGCAACTGATAACAGCATAACTTTTCTAGTAGCCTGACCTAACACCCAATAATCATATAAAGCGGCAAAGCATTCTTCTTGATATTTGATTAATTTACCTCGAAGTGATTCTTTTACCTTCTCAGGGTTAATGCTAAATAACCAGCCGTTTAACTTTTTAAGTGGCACACATAACATCTTGTATTCTTTACCATCCGAGGCAGTTGAGGAGATATGTCTACAACTGAATTTATCTTTTTGTGAATTAAGCTTTTTACGTTGCCCTGCCCAGTCTAAACCAATACCTTCAACAATGGATCGCATTGCTACGTACTCAATGTTATCTTGTTTAACGGTAATTAATTTTGATTGATCGAAGTTTACTTCTGCTTTAATAATATTCATGGTGTTCTCCATTAGAAATGAGTTTTAGTCACACAGGGAACCAGTCCAAGAGAGGTAACCATGAAAACCATCTGGTGCCCTCTAAAACTCATTCCTAAGTGATCTCTTGTTATTGTGAATTGCCGTGTGTTGGCATTATGATTGATTGAAAAATGATTTAAATTTATTCGACTTGTAGATATCGATTTTACAAGTCAGGGGTAATTATGATTAATTAAAAGTTGAATTGGGTTTGTGATGTTTCAAAAAAAATAGGTACAAAAAAACCGCAGTTAAGCGGTTTAAATAAATTTTTTATTACAAAACTATTTTTATAGAGTTTTTATTCCTAATATGAACGATATAAAATAAGAAAAGTTTAACAAAATAGAACTTAATAATATGAATAACCCATAATACAATGTATTTAAGCAAAAAAATTTATCATTTTTTTTAACATATAATTTATAACTTTTAGAAACAACAGAAATTAGCAAAAGAGAAAATAATATTACTGAAAAAGTAAATAATGTGAGATTTTCCTCAGTATGAAATAAAACAAGAGATGAGGATGAAAGGAAAATGAAAGCAACCAATTTATTATATAAATTACCAATATTCTTAAATAAATCAATTAAAGAACAAGTTATAGATTCCATTTTAACTCCCTTTAATATATTGTAAAATGGAGAAATATTATACTTCATATGCTTACAAAGCCTTATTAATTTTTTAAACCCATCCCAACCATCTTTATTTTGCATTACTAATCTCCCTTATTGCCCTTTTATCTGCATTACACTTCTCAATGACATTTAATAAATGCTCGTTATATCGAAGACTATCAGCAAAAGTCATGTGATTAGGTGGTAAATTTGGTAAACAGTCACTTAATAGATTGGCTGGTATAGGTCGATTCACGTATACCTTTCGCTCGGTTGAACACGCTTGCAGAAACAGACATAGGCACAAACTGCTTAGCACAATCATTATCTTTGAGTTGCTCATTAATTTGCTCCTGCCGTTCTAGTGATTGTTTTTCTAGTTCACGTTTTGATAATTCGTTATCTGCGATGATTTGGTTGTTTCTAGATATGGTTTGCTCTAGCTGGTTAATTTGATTAGTTAGCTCGGCATTGGCTTCTTTTAACCGCTTTTTCTCCTGATAATTGTTGTAGCCAAAATAAATAGAGAAAACAAAACCGACAATAAGCAATGCTATGCTTAATAATTTTTCTTTATTCATAATAAACCGTTCTTATAAATCGTCTTACCGCCCTGTCTAACCGCTGTTAATACTATTTGACGATTATTTGTAGGACTAAAACCTATGTGTACCCATTGATTATGCTCTTGGATAAGTTTGTCGAATTGAACACCAGCATCAATCAATCTTTGACATATTTCTTTAGGGGTACCATACAGTGAATGAAAATCGACAGCTAACCCCTGTGTATGCGCACTGGTTGACACTCCGCCTACTCTTGCATTTAATGCGGGGCAACGATAACCAGAGGTAATAATTATCGGCTTACCCAGTGCTTTTCTAACCATCTCTAATTTGATAGCGGTCAGTTGCACATTTGGCATTAAACTTTGGGGTACTGAATTATCAATTTTTAAACGACTAGCAGTTAATGAACGTGTAAATTCTTCTAGAGTGAAATGTTCAGTTAATTTCATTAATCGTCTCCTTTAGCTTTTCTTATTAGCCGTTCTTCTAATGCTTTTATTAGAGCTGCTCCAGACCAGCCAGCTAAACCAGCAATACCGCCTGCTAATTCAAAATCCCAGTTGAAATAACTTGCGGCTAATACAACAAGCGTTCCAGCAAATATCGATATAAATATTTGCGCAAATAACACCCAGATATTGAATTTATTGCCATTTAGAAACTGATAGCAATAACTTGATAGAGAACCAAGCAAAGTAACAAAAAATAAATACACAACAACAGTCCAATTGACGTTGTTAGGGTCTTTTATCGGCATGTTTAAATCTTCTTATTAAATGAGAGGTAGCGTACTAGCTAATGTTTAGTTATGTGTGTGTCTAGCATTGCTACCGATTCCGTGATTGAGTGAATACTCAATATTGATAATAAAAAATACAATCAGCGTAAATATAGTGTTTTGATGTGTGTTAATGCTGATTGCAAAATAGGCATAAAAAAACCGACTTTCGTCGGCTTAAATTAATTCTTTGAAATACTAAATTTTTACAATTTTTTCCATTGATACTTCGGCAAGAAAACCGCTTCTACTTTTGTATTGCGGATTATTTGCAACAATTCTATCAATCTCTTTTAATAATTTTCTTGGAAGGGTTATATTAATCTTCTCTGCCCCGCCCATTAAATGGGTTAGGTCAACATCGACCAATGCAAAAATCATCCCTTTGTAATCATCATTATTTAAAAATGACTCAACATTACTTGGCGCTGGGATTTTTTCACCATCCTCAACCAAAATTTCAATATGACTTGTAATTGCTTCTTTAGCATTACTTAACGCTTCCTCAAATGTATCGCCAGCGGAAAAACAACCAGTAACATCGGGAACGACAACACCATAAGCGTGCTCTTTATCACCTAATTCAATAGCAACCGGATATAACATAGTTCACCTCAATAATTATCGAAACAATAAATAGCAATGTAGCAGGGCTTATAACCCTGCTTGTTTCATTATCGACTTAACTGTTTTTTCTTTTAAGTCTTTTTTGGGGTGTGGTATTGTTACTAGCCCCTTTTTAGTTTGATGTTTGAAGTGATGATGACTGCCTTTAACTCTTACCAAAAACCAACCATCTAACTCTAACATCTTGATTATTTCCTTGCTATTCATTGTCTCCTCTGTTTTGTCAATTCATAGTGGTTATTATACCCACCATTTTAGAGAAGTCAACTATTTATACCCACTATAACCACTTTTTTTATAATTAGGCAATAAAAAAGCCCGCACTTGCGAGCTTCATATGATGAAAGGTATTTAAATGCGCGTTACCGCACTATTTGCATATATTGTTATACGGATATCCGGACAAATCAAGACTTTTTAACAAATCACATTAAAATCCGCAATTTTTTTCATATTATCGACCCTTAAAGTAATTTATAACCTGCCCACGTATGAAAAATTCGGCCTCTGATAACATCGCCGTGATTTTGTCTGTTCTGCAATTTAGTAGCCGGGCTACGCTCGAACATGATTTTTCATGTATATATATTGATTTTATTAAGCTATGTCTCTCGGGGCTATCATTAAACAATTCAGTCATCGCCGTTTCTACTATATCAACCTCATCATCAAGCAAATATTGCCGATTTGCGATCGGTACGTTGTATATTGTCGGTCGGCTTGCATTCGGTAGCCCACTAGCTACAACTGAGTTTGACCACATTTTTAGTAAAACTTTTGTTTCAATCATCTATCGCCCTCCCCCTTTCCTTTGTGGTAGTTGGTTTTTGTTTGTCGTTTTCTTCCACAATTCAACGAGTGTTACTCCTGCTGAAAATTTAGGTTCTGTTACACCTTTCCAGTTAGCAATCGTCCGTTCGCTAACGTTAAGCTCTTTCGCTAACCATGACATCGATATTTTATTCCGTTGTAAATCACTAATAATCTTAAACCAATCTATTTTTTGCATCTTTCATCCTCGGCTTGCAAATTTTTGCAAGTTAGATATTTTTATAGAAGTGTAGAAAATTATAAAACACGATTAAAGCATTACCCCGTAAGGTTTCGTAGCCTTTCTATTTTTTAATTTTCTACGCTTTCTACTGATCTTCTCCTATATATACTTTTAAAGCACTATATACGTCGTTTGTAGGTGTCCATTTATATAACTAGTGTAGAAAGTGTAGAAAGTGTAGAAAACCTTTTATGCACTTGATTGGGTTTCTACACTAATCTATATAACTAGTGTAGATTTCTACACTTCGCAAAAACCCTTAAACTTTTACCACCTACTTTAGTAACTGTCTTTTTATACCCTAATTCTTGCAGAGTTTTACTTATTCTCAGTTCTTCACGTCGTCCGATACTTTTAGCATCCAAACCAATCGCCCCTTTAAGCACCTCAATAGATGTAACGTAATCTTTATCAATCGGTTTCTCATCAGTTATAATATCGGGCTCATGTAACCATTTATTAACAGTTTCCTGCCAAGCATCTTTAATCATATATTGATCGTGCTCTCTTGCCGCCAACTGTTCAGCCACACTGAACTGAATACCACTATCAGCAAACATTTTTTTGGCTTCTGCCCATAGCTGATCACGATTAGCTTTGACGCCTTTTACATTCACGTTATTAACACGGACAGGTAAGAATCGACGATTGCCGGTATCATCTGATAAAAATTCGTCTTGATTTGTTGTACCGATGAAAACTAAACGCCGAGGGAATTGGGTTGCGAACTCTCGATATTTTGGGATCCAGTTTTCATGTGTGCGGGTGATGAACGCTTTAATACTCTCTAATTCTTTTGTATGTAATCCGCGTAGCTCGCCAATTTCGCCAACCAAGCGACCTCTCATCTTTCTTGCCAAATCATCATCCTTTTCTGCAAATGACACCTCGCAAAAATAATCAGGACTCGGAGACAATGCAGCCACCCCGGTTGATTTACCGCAACCTTGGTCACCAACTAAAATTGGTACCATGTCAGCTTTTATGCCCGGTTTGAGAACGCGACCGGCTAGCGCTGTCCACATGTATAACGATACCGCCTCGGTGTATTCGTTTTTTTCAGTATTAAAATAATCAGATAAAAACGTTTTGATACGTGGTACGCCATCCCACTTTAAACGTGATAGCCATTCCGTCGCTGAATCGAAAGGATTTTCATCGGCAACGAGCAAAACAATATCGCGTATTAGTTCACGCCCAATGGGTTTAAATCCGCCCTTTTCTAACCCTATGCGCAATCTTGAATAATCTGCATCTGTAAACGTTTGCCACTGATCGCTATTCACGTGGGTAAACATAATTTCATCGCGAAACTGATCAAACTTAATATTAATTTGACAAATATCGGGACGCTGAACAGCAAGATAAACATTGTTAATCGTCGCCTCAATTTTTCCGTTTTTGTCACGTTGGAATTTGGGTAGCGGTTTTTCGTCTACGGGGAAGGGGATAACATCGAAATCCCGCGAACGATAACCGATAGCGTTCAGAAAGTCTCCGTCGTCTTTATCGATACAATGTGCGTGTAGACATCTAAAATGCCCCTGCTCGAACCCGCCGGTACCAGCAGGAAAATACACCGTTGATGTGCCATTTGATTCTGTTGTGTGGGAATCGGAAAACGGGCATTCAATATAACGCTCACCGAACGAGCCCACACCAATAACCTGCCATTTCTCATCTAAATATTGTGTAATACCGTCGTCCATAACACCCAGATTTTTGGAGACATCTCGAATTTTATTTTCTCGAGTACCGACGATATCCCCCCCGAAAACTTCAGACAGCGACAGCCACAAGCTATTAAATTGTTCAGCTGTCAGCGTAGGTATACTCCAGGGCAACCCGTCGACCCATTGATAGCGTTCGCCGCTCGGGTGCGTACCTGCGGCGATAAACTGTTGCCCGTTTGCCAAAAACTCGATGATGTTATGATCGTCGAGCCTAATAATTTGTTTAGTAAAATTGCCGGGCATAGTAAAAATACATAAAAATTTACTGCTATTGGCGCGAAAACGGCACGGTAGGTTTGCATTCGTGTGCGATGCGATATACGTTTTTATCTCTGCCGCTAATACAGGATCTGACACGTCAACGTCAATCGCCCTAACATGCCGCGTTTGTATACAAATGCCATAATCGGTATTCGTCGCCCAGTTTTCGATCTGTGCTGAGTTAGTGGTAATTCGAGTCCAGTTAGGGATCCCCACTGCTAGACCAGCGTTGTTATACCGTGACGGTGTTTTGCCAATCGATTTTAGTGTACTGTGTTTAGATATAACAGCATTGGGGCTCGACACTACAGGCAATAAATCCGACGTTAAACCCAACCCCACATCAAAATGCAACCAGTCATCCAGTGATGCTCCATATATTTTCATATTAAATATTCTCGTCATCAAATTGGTTAACCGTATCTAGAAACGATTGCAAAGCCGCAACCGTTTGCCAACGAGGATTACATGTAGGGTCATTTAGTAGTCTACTAATAGTCGGCTGTGGTATTTTCGTATGTATTGATACCTCATTTTGGGTGAAGCCCAAAGATAGAATTTCTTTTAGTAGTATTTGTGGATTTTTCACAATAATCACCAATTCATTAATGAATACAAAACAATACTGTAATGTATTTTTAAAGCTTTTACAATATTCATAAATGAATTAAATTGGTTATTTTTATAAAAATAGCTAATAAATGGGGCTTTATATCATGATTGATACAATCGTAAATAATTTAAAATTATTAATGAGGGAGAAGGGGATCGTTAACGTTACAGAGTTGGCTAGAATAACTAAAATACACCAGCCGACTTTGCACCGTCTATTAGCGGGGGAAGTTAAAGATCCCAAATATGCAAATTTAAAACAGTTAGCTGACTACTTCGGCGTTACGGTATCCGATATAGTTGAAAAGGATATGTCTAACATGCCGAAAGTCGATACTGTGAGTTTTAAATGGGCGCCTGTCCCGATAGTAGGCAACGCCCAACTAGGTGATGGAGGATTTTGGACTGATATGGAATACCCGGTGGGAACAGGCGACGGTTTCATCCCGTGGCCAACAACAGATAAAGATGCGTACGCATTAAAATGTAAAGGCGATTCTATGATGCCGCGGATAAAAAACGGCGAATTTGTAGTTATAGAACCCAACCACGGCTATATACCCGGTGACGAAGTACTAGTAGTGACCACGGATAGTAAAGTTATGGTGAAGACATATTTATATGCTCGAAGCGGGGTTGTATCGTTGGTGTCGATTAATGAAGAGCACCCGCCGATCAACATCCCTGAAAGCGAAATAGCAACTATACATTATGTGGCAGGCATTGCAAAAGAAAGCCTTCGCAGTGAATAATAGTATCAAAATACCCTTCCCTTCTTGCTGTTAAAAAATAGAAACAGTTTATAACACGTCAAAAATAACCCGCAAAGCGGGTTTTTCTTTTTCCTATAAAAAAAATAATTCATTTTTGAATTGACAGCGTATGCATTGTCGCATAATATATATTCGTAAATGAATTTTATATTCAATAACGAATATAAAAATATGACAGTCGAACGGCGCGACTTTAAACCCTGCGTCGGGTGCTTGGCGGGTCAGGATGACGGCAATAAGACACGATAAATAATCAAACTAAATGCCTTTCAATGAGAGCTATTTAGTTTGAAAACAAAAAGGAACGAAAACATGACCGATTTAAACGCTAAAAGATTAAAACAGGCGCAGGCTACACGTAATCGTCACGTAAGTTTGGAGCCCCAACCGCCAACACCGTGGAGTCCGATATTACTTATTGTATTTTGCGCCATTTTTATTGCAGCATATTTATCATCAGGAGTATAAGAAAATGTCATTAGAACAAGCCATCACAGAAAACACAGCGACAATGCGTGAACTAATAGAAGCGATATCAAAATCCTTTGCTGTTTTTGGACAAACACCGCAAAAATTGGGACAGCTAAACAAAGATAAGGGACAAGAAACTGCGAAAACGGGGCAAGAAACTGCGAAAACGGGACAAGCAAAACCCGAACCAAATACCCCGTTAAAAGAATCGAAACTAACCGAGCCGCAAACCCCACAAGCCCCAAGCATACCCACCGAACAGGAAGCTATTCGTTGTCTTATGGAACTTGCTAAAAAAGAACGTACCAGAGCAGTAGCGATATTAGCCCAGTTTAGAGTCAGTAAAGCCAGCGAGCTAAAAGAAGATCAGCGAGCCCCATTTATGGAAGCGGTTAATTTACAACTAAAAGAGTTGGAAGGTAAATAATATGACAAACCATGCGTTAATATCCCCATCCGGTGCTGAACGTTGGTTTAACTGTCCCGCCTCACTGTGGCTTAGTAAAGATGAGCCTGATCAGTCATCTGAGTATGCAAAAGAAGGCACCACCGCACACGCACTAGCTGAATACTGCTTTAATTTCAATAAAAAAGCGGACGGCTTAGTGGGTATGAAAACAGTGGTCAATGATATTGATGTCGATGAGGAAATGGCCGAAGCGGTTCAAATTTACGTTGATACTGTGAATGGTATCAGATCCTCCATGTCTGATGTTTTAGTGTTTGATGTCGAACAAAAGTTAGATTTTAGCGAGTTACTGGATATCAGCACAAACATAAACACCATGAATACCGACTATAAACCGGAAAAATCGTTTGGTACTGCCGACGTTGTGTTACTTGGCGACGGTGAGCTACAAGTGCACGATCTTAAATATGGTAAAGGTGTACGTGTTAGCGCTGAAAACAATAAACAGTTGTTGATTTACGCACTTGCAGCCTATTACTACTACAGCCTAGGTTGCGAAATTAATAAAATTTCAGTGCACATACATCAGCCCCGATTAAACCATTACTCCGACTTTACCTTAACACCTGACAAGCTTTTCGATTTCGGCAAGCAGTTAAAAGAAAAAGCAGGCATCGCCTACAGCATCTACTTAAATGGCCCCCAAAGTGATACTGATTTTTGCGCAGGTGAATCGCAATGCCGTTTCTGCAAAGCAGCAAGTAAATGCGAAACACTAGCAAATCATGTAGCACAAACCATCGAAGCTGATTTTGAAAACCTAGACGATACTTTTGTCGAGCATGTAGATAAATTATCAAACGAAGCGTTAGCAAAAAAATTCAAAGCTATAGACATGATCAAGTCATGGATAAAAGCAGTCGAAACCCGGGTACAAGCTCAAATACAACAGGGCAATGCTGTACCGGGGTTTAAATTGGTTATCGGCAGACAAGGCAACAGGGCGTGGATTGACGAAGAAGATGCCGAAAACGCGTTAAAAAGTTTCAGATTAAAACAAGACGAAATGTACAGCCGGAAACTTATTAGCCCCACGCAAGCCCTTAAAGTTTTGAAAGGCTCGGAGATACGAATCAAAAAACTTGAAAGCCTCATAACCCGCCCCGAGGGCAAACCAACGGTCGTACCAGAATCAGATAAACGCCCCGCCATTTCACCTGCGGACGATTTTACAGACTTAACACAAGAGGAAATTTAATAATGAAAGTAAAACTACAAAACGTACGATTAGCATTCCCCCGACTATTCAAAGCTGAACAGGTAAACGGTGAAGGTGATCCGCAATTCAGTGCAACGTTTATTTTGCCTAAAAGCCACCCGAACGTGAAAGATATTGAAAATGCCATTTTACAAGTAGCTAAAGAAAAATGGGCGGATAAAGCCGATGCGATATTGAAAAAAGTCAAAGCGGAATTAAAAACCTGTCTAAAAGATGGTGATTTAAAAGCCGACCTCGAAGGTTTCGCCGGCAACTACTTTTTAAGCGCTAGCAATAAAACCCGACCATACGTTATCAACCGGGACAAAACCCAACTAAACCCCGACGACGGTGTGATTTACGCAGGTTGTTACGTTTACGCAGTTATCGATATCTGGGCGATGGATAACAGATTTGGTAAACGTATTTGCGCATCACTATCGGGAGTCCAATTTTACAAAGACGGGGACGCATTCACAGGCGGCGGGATCGCTTCAGATGCGGACTTCGATGATCTGTCCGTCGATAGCGAAGAAGAGTTTAGCGTGTAGTATAGAACAAAGCGCACTATATGAAGGGGTGCGCTTGATTGTGTACTATTGACAATAATTTTATCGGGTTGTATAGTTGTAAATACTACAACTTTACGCGGACTTCCGCACCCGATAGCCTAGCGGTTTTTTTATGCCTGTTATTTAGGTATTTGATCATATCTATGATCGGGTCGAGAAGACGAAATACAACACCAGAAATGGGAAATAGTCTCGCCGTCGTAAAGCGGTAGTTGAAGCCCGATCACCCACTAAACCTTTTTCTTATTTACTACATTTTAAAATGTTGACTTCAACTATCATATTGCGATATATTGGCTATAGGTGTCAGAACCTACAGCCATAAGCGGATTAATCGCCCCGTCAGTGTGATTTTTTTATGCTCAAAATCTATGCCGAGAGGGCGAGGAATAAAAGACCGGTAACGGGAATAACTCCAGCCCTGCTTATGGTGGGCTTCTGAACCTCTTGGCACCCATGTCAGAATGGGTTTTAACAGAAAAAACCATAAGGGGGCATAACTATGTCAAACACAAAACTAGAAACAATTCCGTTTCGCAATCAACAATTAATCGTTCTTAATCACAAAAATAATCCCTATATTGCAATGAAACCCGTATGTGAAAATATCGGGTTAGATTGGCACGCTCAAAGGCAAAGAATACACAGACATCATGTGCTCAGTAAAGGTGTGGTTATGATAACCTTACCCTCTAAAAGCGGTGACCAAGGGTACTTGTGCTTGCCGATTTCGATGATAAATGGGTGGCTATTCGGCATTGAAACTAGCCGAGTAAAACCCGAAATCAAGGATACCTTAGAACAATATCAGTTAGAATGTTTTGATACCCTATACAATCACTTTATGTCTAAATTAGCGCAGCCTTATACTAGCACGACAAACGTTACACCTAACCGTGAAATTCTACCAAAAATGGTTTATCACAACAAAAGCGCACACAAACCCTACCGAGCGTACGTATACGATATGTCTCTAAAAAAAGAGGTATCGGTCGGCACGTTTGCCACAATAGAAGAAGCGCTGGATGCGCAGAAAAATTACTTTCAAACAAAGGACACCAAAACAGCACATATACCTAACCACGGTAGGTGGCTAGTGATTAGTGATGCTGACGGGCTGGATGTTAAAAATATCGACGACTACAATTGTGTAAATTACAAACATTTCACGCGGTTACAGTCGGATGCACGAGCGTACGCCGATGAAACAATCAAACTACTGCATAAAGTTCAGGATATAGTGTCATTGAGCCACGAGTTCTTATATCGATTAAAGGTTTTGGAATGCGATAAAAGCGCCTCACGGCTCGCTACGCCTCTTCGAAAACTAATTAAAAGTTAACCCGCAAAAAAGCAGCTCAATCGCTGCTTTTTTTACGCCTATAAAACACCATAATTCAGGAAATAACGCAATGCCTCAAATTTTGTATCTAGATACTGAAACCTACAATGAACAACCGATTGCTAACGGGGTGTACGCGTACGCCGAAACGGTAGAAATCATGCTGTTTCAATATGCATTTAATAACGGGCCGGTATACGTTGTTGATTTAGCCAACGGGGCAAAACTACCCCAAGAAGTGATAAACCTACTATTGAACCCAGACGTGCTACTATTCGCCCAAAATTCGATGTTTGACAGAACGGTTTTAACCAGAGGGAATCTATTTAAAGATAGACCCGATATTATCGACGCAATCAGTCAACCGGAACGCTGGCGGGATAGTATGATTATTGCATACGCGCATAGTCTAAAAGGTAGTTTGGGCGATTTGTGTGAGATATTTAAACTCGAAACAGACAAAGCAAAGGATAAGGAAGGTAAAGCCCTCGTCCAACTCTTTTGTAAACCGCGCCCGAAAACCAGCAAAATCCGCAGAGCAAATAACAAAACACACCCCGACGAGTGGGATAGATTCAAACAGTATGCTAAACAAGATATCGTTTCAATGCGTGAAGTTGTTAAAAAGATGCCTAACTGGAATATGCTGGAGAACGGCTTCGAGCTATCTTTATGGCATTTAGATCAGCGTATCAATGATCGTGGCGTTTGTATTGATGTCGATTTGGCCGAAAAAGCCGTTGAATGTATCGACATCGAACAACGGCGGTTAGCAGATGAAACCCATAGTATGACCGAAGGAGAAGTTCAAACGGCAACACAACGCGACGCAATGCTAAAACACATTGCAGGCGCTTATGGCATTACGTTAGATGATTTAACAGCCTCGACAATCGAACGCCGGTTAAATGACCCCGATTTGCCTGACGGGCTAAAAGAGCTGCTCGCCGTTCGGCAGCAAGCGAGTACAACAAGTACTAGTAAATATAAAGCGCTACTTAATCGTGTTAATAGTGACGGCCGACTAAGAGGTACATTGCAATTCATGGGCGCACCGCGTACGGGTCGCTGGGCAGGTCGAGGATTCCAACCCCAAAACTTAACACGCCCTACTTTACCACAATGGCAAATTGATCTAGGTATCGAGGCGATAAAATCCGGTAACGCCGACCTGTTAACGGATAACATCATGAAGCTAACAAGTAACACATTAAGGGGGTGTATATGTGCTCCTGAGGGAAAAAAGTTAGTTGTCTCGGATTTATCCAATATTGAAGGTCGAGTACTGGCGTGGCTCGCTGGTGAAAGTTGGAAAATAAAAGCATTCCAAGATTACGATAACGGTACGGGTCACGACCTCTACAAATTATCGTACTCAAAATCGTTCGGAGTCAACCCGGAGTACGTAACTAAAGAGCAGCGCCAAATAGGCAAAGTCCAGGAGCTGGCATTGGGTTACGAAGGCGGCGTAGGAGCTTTTATTACTTTCAGCACAGCATACGGCATCGACTTAGACGATATGGCGGATATAGCTATCAAAAATGTAGATTTACGTATTCTGGACGAGGCTAAAAATGCATACGAATGGGCTTTAAAAAATAAACGTACATACGGGTTGTCGGAAAAGGCGTATATAGTCTGCGATGCATTTAAAAGGTCATGGCGCAAGGCGCACCCTAATATCGTTGAGCTATGGAAAAAACTTGATTCAGGCGTACGTTATGTGATTACGGGAGAAGCTAAAACTTTACGCATTAATGAAAACCTAGTAATCGATAAAGTCGGAGCATGGCTACGCATTCAATTACCGTCGGGGCGATATCTATGTTACCCCGGTGTACGTATCGATGAAAACGGCAAAATAAGCTACATGGGATTAAATACATATTCACGTAAGTGGGAACGTATTAACACCTACGGCGGAAAAATTGCGGAAAACATTACTCAAGCCGTGGCTCGTGATGTGATGGCGTGGTCTATGCCATGTATAGATGAAATTGGTTTTAACATAGTGCTAACCGTACACGATGAAATCATCACCGAAGCGCCGGACGTGCCCGAATATTCGCATGAATACCTCAGCCAAATTTTATCAACCGCGCACGAATGGGCAAAAGGTCTACCGCTCGCTGCGGCGGGTTTCGAATCGTACAGATATAAAAAGGATTAATACAATGCAATATCCAGAACAACTACTTAAATATCGGCATAAAAAGGAGGGGCAAGAAAGCGTTGATTATTTCAAATTCGATAACGGATTATGCGTACACGTTCTCACGCTTTCCGAACAACCCACCGAAGAGCGCCCGGTTAGAGAAATTGGTATATACACAAAGGCTTTAACCGGAGAATGGCTACCGGATAATCTATTAATAGAGCCCTTAACCGAAGAAGAAGTTAATAAAATTTTATGGAGGGTACACGATGAAACTTGCTGAATAATTAATAAGTGTACCCTGATATTCAAAGATTTTGAACCATACAGATATAAAAAGGATTAAAAATATGACCAGACTAAACAAAGATATTAAAGCTAAAATTTTACAAAACGCACTAAACGCAGCACCTGTAAGCAAAAGATTAGAAGAGCTAAATGCGATGAAGCATCAATTAGCAGTTGACATTTATGACCATGTAACTAACGGACACAATCCCGCAGACTACGCCATACAATTAAAAACGCTCGTAGATAAATCGCCGTTCTATCTAGGTTTAACCGATGCATATACCGACGTAACAAAAATAGATTATATTTTTTGTGCGTTTGGTGGTATGCAAGAATATTTATATTTTCCGGATGACGGCGCCGTCCGATACCAAGTATTGCGCACTCGTTTACGATTCACAACAGATCATTATTTTTCTGTTCGGTTTACAAAAACAGAACAGGAATTAAAAAAATGCGAAGAAGAAAAAGAAAATCTGGAAATTGATATACAAACAATCTTAAACAGTTGCCGAACCGCCGCCCAACTCGAAAAATTCTGGCCCGAGTCTGTTAACTTCCTCGAGGGCTGCGAGGTGTGCGCCGAAATTAAGGGCGTACCTACGGTCTTAGTTAATGATTTGAACGCCAAGCTAGGTCTATGATATGCGTGAATCCGTAATCGAAAACAACCTCGCCCGCAGGGTTGAAGACCTCGGCGGGATAACTTATAAGCTGTCTCCTATTGGGCGGGTAAATAAGCCCGACCGATTAGTAATGTTACCCGGCGGAAAGGTTATTTTTGTTGAATGCAAACGCCCCGGAGAAAAGCCCCGATCGGGGCAAATAAGGGAGCACGAACGCCTACGAAAATTAGGTTTTCGTGTTGAAGTTTTGGATTCCCACGATGTGAGATTTTTATATGAATAAATAAATCCGAATTTTCGCAAGGGATGACTGAGAACCTCAAATTGGGGTTCTCAGGGAATTAAGTTAAAACCGTACGCTTGTTTTCCTTGCGTGGGTATTAGATATCCTCGATAAAGAGGTAAGACAATTTGACAAATATCGCAAAAATGGTTTATATTCGCTGTTAGTGGTTCACACCCACATCAACAAGCGGACACCGCACCCGATAGCTTTTGCGGTATTTTTGTATCTCCGATTTATGTCGGGTGGCGTACGGCTATATGCGCAAGCTAAAACCGTGGACTGTCTTGTTGCAGGTGTGAAGCACCCGACACCCTATTCACACTAGGGTTTAATAAATCAACAAGGAGATATAAACATGTCTAATCAATCTATTTTTACATTCAACGACCACCAACTACGAGCGCATTATCTCGATAATCAAATCTGGTTTGAATCAAAAGATGTCGCTACGGCGTTAGGGTATGCTGACTATCGTTCTGTTACAGGACTTTATGCTAATTACAAAAAAGAATTTAAAACGGGTATGACCGATGTGGTCGAATCAACCACCTCGTTGAATTTAAAGGTGCGAACCCGTATATTTTCACTGAGAGGGGTACATCTAATCGCAATGTTTGCACGTACCCCCGTAGCGGAAGAGTTCCGCAAGTGGGTGTTAGACATCCTCGATAAAGAGGTGGGCGAATCGCCTATCATTATTAAACCTAATCGGGAAGTGCTGCCTAAAGGTATTTACCATTGTAAAAGCAAATATAACCCCTATCGAGCATGTGTATGGAACGGTAGTGAGATGATCCAGGTAGGTGTGTTTCCGACAATTGCTGACGCCGTTGCAGCACAAAAACAATTCACGGCTACCGGCGAAACAAAACGAATTCAAAAACCACGCATAAATAAAACCGAGGCCACATCGATATCAAATAGCTTTACCAAAGCAGATACTTTTGCGCACATCAGTATGTTCTTAGAAACCGCGCAAATGCTGAGTTTCTACCCCTGCGGTAAATCGCTATCACTTGATCTACTAACCTTTGTTCAAGAAGAAGCATTACGACAAAGCCATTAATTTAAACAAATAAGTTTGCGATACGGGATTTCCCGTATCGTATTGCTATGGGGAATTTCTGTATGAATAGCAAATCTTTTACCCCCCGACCCTATCAAAGCCTAATTGTAAACCACCAACTGGATCTATATAGAGGCAATACTTGGGCAGGTATGGGTATGGGGAAAACATCATCAACACTATGCGCTTTAGATATCGCGTACATGAGTGGTCACTATACCGCCCCGACTTTAGTTATTGCCCCGCTCCGTGTGGCGCAATCGACATGGCCCGACGAAGTAAGCAAGTGGGACTTTAAAAGCGTTGGTATTCAACCTATTGTCGGCACACCAACGCAACGTTTGCAAGCACTACAAAACAAACATGCAAATGTTTTCACAACTAACTATGAAAATTTACCATGGCTAGTAGAAACACTAGGCGATAGTTGGCCGTTTCAACAAGTTGTTGCCGATGAAAGCACAAAACTTAAATCGTTCAGGTTACGTGGCGGTGGTGTTCGGGCGTCGGCGTTACGTGGCGTTGCATTTAAACATGTGCGATGTTGGCAAAATCTGACAGGCACACCCGCCCCTAACGGTTTACTGGATCTGTGGGGGCAAAACTGGTTTATAGATGGCGGACAACGTTTAGGACGAACCTTAGGTGCATTTACGGATAGGTGGTTTAACAAAATTCCAATCGGTGATTATTTTAAAATAACGCCAACCGAATTTGCGCAGGAACAAATACAAGAAAAGCTCAAAGATGTTTGCATTACGTTAGAAGCCAAGGATTGGTTTGACATTAACGACCCAATCGTTACACCCATATATGTTGATCTGCCGGATAAATTACAACGCCAGTACAAACAGCTTGAACGCGAAATGTTTTTAGAAATCGGTGATAGCGAAGTCGAAGCGTTAAACGCCGCGGCTAAAACAATCAAATGCCTACAATTTGCAAACGGCGCGATTTATACCGACAGTCACAATAATTTTACTGAAGTGCATGACCTAAAAATCCAAGCATTAGAAAGCATAGTAAGTGAAGCCAACGGGATGCCGGTACTGGTTGCATACCACTTCGAGCATGACAAAGTTAGATTAATGAAAGCATTTAAGCAGGCGAGACTACTCGACAACGACCCAAAAACGATTCGGGATTGGAATGCGGGTAAGATTCCGATATTACTAGCACACCCCGACAGCGCCGGACACGGTTTAAATCTACAGGACGGCGGTAACATTCTTGTCTACTTTGCTCACTGGTGGAATCTAGAAAGCTCAGACCAGATACTCGAACGAATAGGACCAACCCGCCAAGCCCAATCAGGCTACGACCGCCCCGTATTTGTTTATGAAATTATCACCCGCGGGACTGTCGATGAGAATGTTATCGACCGTAAAAAAACTAAACGTAGTATGCAAGAAATACTACTCGAATCAATGAAAAAGAAAGGGTACTAACGCCCTATTCAACCCACCAAGGTTTTTAAAAATGAACGTACTATCACTATTCGACGGCATGAGTTGCGGTCGTGTTGCACTCGAACGTGCAAATATCAATGTAACAAAATATTACGCTAGCGAAATTGACAAATACGCAATCCAAGTTAGCCAAAACAATTACTCGGATATTATTAGGCTTGGCGATATAAATAACTGGGAAAGTTGGGATATCGATTGGTCCAGTATTGATTTGATATTAGCCGGGTCACCGTGCCAAGGTTTTAGTTTTGCAGGTAAACAATTAGCGTTTGACGATAAACGCTCAGCGCTATTTTTTAGATTTGCTGAAATATTAGCGCATGTTCAGTCACTCAATCATAGCGTTAAATTTTTGCTCGAAAACGTCAGAATGAAAAAAGATTACGAACATGTAATAACGTCAATTGTAGGCGTTGATCCGGTCATGATAAATAGTGCGTTGGTATCAGCGCAAAACCGTAAACGATTATATTGGTGTAACTGGAATGTAGAACAGCCAGAAGATAAAGGGGTTTTGTTGAAAGATATTATTCATGAAATAGTTGATATAACAAACCATGACAAATTACCAAAATTTAATTGCAACCCTAGCGGTAAAGGGATGAATGGTATTGTTACTCATATAACTAGCGATAAAAGTATGACACTCACAACAAATAAAGGTGAAGGAAGCAAAATAGCAATCCCGTTGAATGCGGTTGTAGGGATAAAACAAAATCCTCGAGGTAAAAATCGTGGGGGGATTCATACGGACAAAAGCCCAACCTTGACAAGCAACTCTTTTGAACACAATAACAAAATTGTGTATCTCGTTGATAGAGAAAAAAGCCATACGATTACAGCATCATATAGTAAAAAAAATGACAAAGATTATTTTACCAGTAGCAAGGGTCAAATGGTTTTTTGTATAAATCCGTATATTGTTCCCTTTGATAAAACCTTGCAAATCATAGATACGGAAGCTATTAAAGGTAAAATTGGTTATTTCCGCGCCGACAGCCAAGCAAATAGAGTTTACAGCATACATGGTAAAGCCGTAACCCTTTGCGGTGACGCCGGCGGTGGTGCTGCTAAAATGGGTCAATACCTGTTTGGCTGCATAACCCCCGATAGAATCGAAAAACGACAAAACGGTCAGCGATTCAGTGAGGGTAAAAAGTTCTACACACTAACAGCCCAAGACAAACACGGTATTCTAATCGACGGCTACATTAGAAAACTTACACCCATTGAATGCGAACGTCTCCAGACACTGCCTGACAACTACACAGCGGGGGTTAGTAACTCCCAACGCTATAAAATGTTGGGGAACGGTTGGACTGTTGATGTTATTTCTCACATTTTAAAACACATGAATAGTATAGATATCTAGAGGAAATAATAATAATGACAAATAAACTAATAGTAGAAAACCCACTATACAATAAGGCGCAAGTTTGTGCGTACATCAGTATAGATGATAGAACATTGGATAGATGGGTTTCGGCTGCAAAGTTTCCAAAACCAGATCTATATTTGGGGCGACATCCTCGCTGGAAGCTATCCACTGTCAACGCATACTTATTTCAAAAAGAAGAACAATACCAATCATGCGGTTAA